AGAGACAAATCGTCTGTTGGCTCAGGGGGAAAGTACTCAGGAAGAGGCAGAGAAGCGGCGTAATGCAGCTGCTACCAACAAGGAAACTAAGGATTGGCAGGCTACCACGTTGTATAGCAGTCTTTATAATAATTCTCGCGCAATGGCCGAGGGTGATTTTTATGCTGCATATAATATGGAGCTAGCGAGTCTTAACGATCAAATGAGAGCTGGCACAATTACGATGAGTGATTATGCTGACAAAGTTGGAAAACTTAACAAGATTGCAGCCGAATTCCGTCTGCAGGGATTCCTTGGTATAAAAGGCGGTGCAGGTGCTTATCTGAGTGGCGGCTATCAGGGATTGATAGATTACCACTGGAACAGAGCTAACGAAAAGCGCAAGAACGGCGACGAGGAAGGTGCTAAGAAAGAGGAAGAAACTGCAGAGGCAATGATGAAGACTCAACAGGCAGCAGAACAACTCACTAAGGTTTTCCAAGATTTATCAAGTGGTGCAGACTTGGTTGCAAATATGTTTGATGCCTTGGGTATGGACGGTGCGGCTAATGCATTCGGTGATGCTGCAGGTGTGCTTGGCGGTATTGCAGGCGGTGCTCAGTCGCTCAGTGCTTTCGGTCCCTGGGGTATGGCTGCAGGAGCTGCAATCGGCGGTATAACAAGTATTGCGCAGCTCCATGACAAGAGAAGACAGAGACAGATTGAAGAGCTGAAACGTGAGGTACAGCAGATTGATAACACTTTGAAGTTAATTAAGAGTCTGCGTGAACGTAGCCTAGGTTATGACAATGGTAACTTGCGCAGACAGATGGCCCAATTGTATTCAAATAACACAAAGACCGTTAATACTATCCTTGGTAAGGTTACAGTAAATGATGCTGCTGGAGAGGCCATGAAAGAATTCTATTCTCGTGGAGGTATTCGTGGCAACGGCTATACCCAGGAGTTAGAGGCCCTGAAGAAACAGCGTGAGGACTATCAGAAGATGTATGATGCTGAGAACGATAAGAAGAAGAGTTCAGCCGAGGCTCTTGAGGAGTACAAGGTTAAGATGGCCGAATTGGATGAGCAGATAATGTACTACATCGAAGATTTGAGCAAAGAACTTTGGGGTATCGATTTCCAAAGCTGGGCTGACCAAATCAGTGATGCTCTTTGGACGGCCTTTGAGAATGGCGAGAGTGCTGTTGAGGCTTTCCATGATACTGCAAAGGATATCATCGCTGACGTTGCCAAGAAGATGATGAATATTCATCTGATAGAGCCTTTGTTCAATCAGCTTGAACAGATGTTGTTTGGTACGTATAATTCCACTACAGGCCGTTACTCAGGTGGAGCAATCAAGTACGATAGCAACGGCAATATCGATATGCAGGGTAGTGAACCTGAGGTTCTGCGTATTCTTGGTAAGTTCTTTGGTGAAGGTGGATCGATGGAGAAGAATGTAGAGGCTGCCGAAAAGTTCTATGATTGGGTGCAGGAAATAACCGGTCTTGATTTCAGTAGTGATGACAGCAAGAGCACAGGCACTTCAATCAAGAGCATCACTGAGGAAACTGCCGACCTTCTGGCCAGTTATGTGAATGGAATACGTGCCGACGTTAGCGTGATACGTTCGCTTCAGGGACAATATTTCCCGATGTATTACGAAGCAATGACACGAGGTAACAGTAGTTTGACCAATATTGAGAATCATACTGCGGCTATTATGCGTAGTAATGATGCGATACAACGGTCTGTCGATGATCTGTATCGTGATTTCCATGGATTACGAACATCGGCATGGAAGATGCCAATAGCATAAACGAGAAAAGGAGTAGTTTAATCGCTACTCCTTTTCTTTAATGCTGTGGGCCATCTACGTTAGTATGCAAAGGGAAATCTTCGTAAGCCTCTCGTATCGATTTTACTTTCTTTTTGAATATAAACCAATTATCAGCTTTTCCATAACTAACTTCAGTATATTGGGTTACATATTCCCATCCTTTTGATGCAACGAAAGTAAGTATGTCAACTATTTCTTTTGCTTCTATTTTCTCTTTCTTTTCATTTAAGACTGTTCCAATATTATAATATCCTTCAAATTTAGGTAAGCAAACAAGAATATTTCCACCTTGTGGTCCTCCAAATCTTACTTGCATGAAACAATCAGTTTTGTTTTCTTCCTGTGCATGTACACCAATGGCCATGCACATAAATAATGCAAAAAGTAATCTTCTCATAATCCAATAGGTTTTAGTACGTTAAACGTGGCAAATATACGGATAAAACGCTCTCGTTGTACTAAAACAGTGTTGAAATTAAGTTATCTTAACCATGTTACTTTATGGGCGATAAAGTAACATGGTCGCGATTCATCACGAACAGCAACCTTCAATGCTAAACAAATACAAAAACTAATTACAATCATAAATTCTATTAAGTAAATAACACACTGCTATTTGAGATAATGGAATTCGTTCTTAACAGTGACAACACCCTCTTTCTTCACCTCGGCATCTGAGGAGTGGCGTATGACAGTCACCTTGCTTACTAAGTCGGTAACGATGTCTGCAGAAGCCTTGTCGAACAGGTGAACCATTACGAACGCACCGTATTTTACATCAACCTTGACGTGTGATGTGTCACACACCCATACGTTACACATGTGTGGACGGAACGAGTAGCGGATGACCGAATGGCTATAGCCAAGTATCACAAAGTCATTCAGGTATATCAGTCTGCGGTTCTCATCGCGTATAGGGAATGACCGGATATCATCAACCAGGATGCCATGCTGACGTAGGAAGTCTTGATCGAAATTCTGTTTAATGAATGACATACTGGGCCATCGGTGCTTCAGGCAGAAGTCAAGTCCGCGTTTGAATTTGTCAACAAGTTGCTCCTTGGTGGTATCATCGTTCCATTCGCCGTACCATTTGTCACACAGACCAATCTTTCTGGCATCTTCTCGTAGTCTAATACTTAATTCTTTCTCATCCATGTCTTTCAGCTATTGTTTTGCTGCAAATTTACTGATAAAAAACGAGCATTGCAATACGTTTTCAAAAAATGTTGAAGAATTATACATCAATTTCTTCAATAGGAGTCCATATTATCTATTTTTGTGGTAAATTTAATGACCCATGGTCATATAACGCCAACACAAAAATGCAATATAAAAAATTTCTCATTCAGCAACAGTCCTACAATGGAACCAGCTATACAAATGTTGGTTCTGTTGTAGAGACTGAAGCTACCTTCCACGTAGCGTGTCAGGAAATGCCGTTCAAGCATCTGCCTGAGGCGAAGGAGCTGGCCAAGCGTGATTGGTATGATGAGAATGGTGAGGACGTGTATATCCCCACTGATGGATTGAAGTTCAAGGCTTACGATCTGGAGGCTAAATTCCTTTACGTAGGAACTGAGGCTGATATGCAGAGTGACCTTCGAGGCTTTATCAATTTTCTGTATGGAAGAAACACAGGCGGTGCTCCTATGTTGGCCGTGTACGACGAGTACACAAAGACAGGTCGGCGTGGTTTGATTGTCCAGGAGGTTGATAACGAGTTGCTGGCTTACGATGATAAGAATGCGAATGTGATTGGTGTTTTTAAGGTCAAGTTCAGAGTCACAGACCCTGTAACAAACATGAAGTACTATAACGGAAACATTGTGATAGATGAATAGTTGGACGATATATGGCAAGAACGGTGTAGCCAAGGCTGAGGTAAACGAGCTGGAACTGCATGACGAGTGGATGGCTGAGTGCTTCCTCACTGTAAGCGTGAAGAGTGCCGAGCCTATCGACTTTGCCGTTGATGACTATATCGACTATCGTGGTGAGCGTTATGCTATTCAATATGACCCTACCCTACTGAAGAAATCCCGCAGAAACACTTATGGAGAGGGTTTTTCCTACGATAATGTCAAGTTCGTCAACGAAGCTCAGGCCAAGATTGTACGATGTGATTTTAACGACATCGTACTGAACGACAACGATTTGCATTATACATCGCTGCCTACTTTTCCGTTCTACTGCGAGAGTGTTGATGACTTGCTCGATAGAATCCTTGCAAATCTTGAGGACTTATATCCTGGAGAATTTACGATTATCGGCCTGAACACTGTCCGCAACAAGCAGCGTGCAGATATTACTCATAATACTCGATACATCGATGAGTATAAGAAGTGGATTGACCCAACCTTTACTCCTAACACAGAGCCTTATGGTAAGCAGGGCGTGGCAGAGACGGTTGACAATATCAACTGCTGGAATGCTCTTGCTAAGGTACACGAGGATTTCGAACTTAATTTCATTGTACGCGGTTATACCATCATAGTTGGAACTGTTGGCGTGTTTACTGCCAACAAGTTCCGCTATGGCAAAGGTAACGGCCTTTATGAGATTGAGCGTATCAGTGATTCAGAGCAGCAGATCGTAACACGTCTGCGTTCGTATGGTGCAAGCACTAACCTGCCTACACGATACTATGCCACTCTGAATACTCAGGTGTTCGGTACTGTCACACAGATAAGTGCCAATACCAATTATGCCTCTTTTTTAATCGATCTTACCTTTAGCACAAAATACTTCAACTATCGTTCGGAGTCATATCCTGGTACAAATGAGTTCCCCAACTACATTGTTAGGGTCAAGGCCAATAACCACACTGTTAAAGGCTACGTTACCAAGGATTATACCACTGGTGCTTGCTCTATTTATTGCGAGAGTGTCAATCCTCAGGAGGATGACCGCGATGAACCGGATGCAGCCGAGCTTGAGGCTTTTGCCCAATCGTTGAGTGTAGGCACACGAGTTTACTTCGTGAACTACGTGGAAAAGGGAGCATTTGATTCGGCTCATACCGATTATGCTACGGAGAATCTGCCTGATAACATGGCTGTCTCGCGTCTGATGCTTCCTGGATTCCCGAATCAGAGTCTATACGATTGGGCGAAGGCACACAGAGACGAAGATACACCATACGACGATACCAAAGGTATCTGTACCATCAACGGCTTTACAGCGGCTTTTTCAAAGGACAAGTATCGCCCTTATATCGATTCTCCTAACGCCGAAGATTACGGCATCCGTCCTGCCAGCTTCTATTTTGACGGCAGTGGCGATAACGAGGACATACATCCTACTATCGAGGGTATGACCTATAACAATCAGCCTATCGATGTAATCTATGCTGCCGATGAGGTGACAGACAACGGTGTATATGCCGAAGGAAAGTCGCCAGACCCGATATTCATCACCTTGCCTGTTCTTGGATTCGAACTCGATCAGGTATGGAAGGATGATGCCAGCATCGAGATGAAGGATGGTATGTGCGGTGGCCGTTCCCTGAAGATTGTCAGCAAGCCTGTCAAGATTGATGGCGGCTATTGGAAGTGTAAGGTAGAACGTGTTAAGGACGAATCACTCGACTTGTGGTTCCCCTATAATGATTTCCAGATTCACAGCGGCGATCATTACGTTCTTGTAGGTATCGATATGCCTGATGCTTACGTCACTGCAGCCAGTGAGCGTCTTTTCTATGCTTCGCTTACAGCATTGCAGGAGAACCATGCACCGCGATTCACCTATCAGCCTCGTATCGATGAGGTATGGATGCAGCGTCAGCATGACAAGCATTTGGCTACACCTGCCATTACCTCGTTGCA